CTGTGAGTAGTCAAAACATCCCCACTCGCAGCCTTCTTCCGGAATAAAAATGCTACGGATCAAAGGTCCGAGGGCCTTGTTCCGCGCTGGAATTTGCTGGAGGTTTGGATTTCGGTAACTGAATCGTCCGGTAACGGTTCCTCCATTATCGGATCGAGTCTGATTGATTTCAGCGTGAATGCGTCCTTTATGTTCATACTTTAAAATAGAATCGATGAACGTTGAATGAGCCTTGTTAACTTCTCGGGCTTTGGCGATACATTTAATCATAGGATGACTATGTTCCGCTAAGAAATTTTTAGTAAAACTGGGTAAGCCTGTGGCCGTTTGATCGTAGGAAACATTTAATTTATCAAATACTTTTGCGACTGAACGAGAAGCCATAATCTGAACGTCGATTCCGGTTCCCTGTTTCACTTTCAATAGAAGTTCTTTCTCTTGTGTGATTAGGTCTTTCTTTAATTGATGGGCTCGTTCGCTATTAACCCGTACTCCTTTAAATCTCATATCCACGAGGCATGGAAATAAATCCGTTTCTAAATTAAAGATACTCTCTAGATCCTGATTTATTATTTCTTTCTTCATTTCTTGCCACAAGTCCAGTGTTAGGATTGCATCTTTTTCCGCATACTGTCCAACATGAATAGCGGGAAGCTTCCATAGTTCAGCTTTAGGATCAACGCCCCATTCTTTGGCTGCTTCATTAAGAATGGTTTCATTTTTACCATGACCTAAATAGTCCCATCCTAAAGAATTTAAATCAAAACGATAACGATTTTCATCAACTAGTGAGGCTGCGACCATAGTATCGACGATTAAGCCATTGATCTTGATACCTAATTTTTTGATCCAACAAACATCGTATATGGCGTTATGAAATATTTTTGTGGCTTGACTTGCCATAGTGTCTTTGAACCATTCCAAAACTTTTTTACGATCCATGTTGGGACCATTGCCGTGAGCAATGGGGAAATACCAGGATAAATTTTGTACCGCAACAGAGATGCCTACTACTTCACCATTACCAATAATTGAACCGGATCCTTTATTTTTTAAATCAGGATCTCTTGTTTCTAAGTCCACTGCTATTTCATCATAACTTCTTAGATCTGGAAATTCAGTGGGTGCATTCCATTCTTTCTGGGCTTCGAATTTAGGAATGATCATTTATTCGCTTTCCATTTTTTATAGCCCTCGATCCATGTTTCCTGTTTTTCAGTTTGATAATCTCTTTCTTCGATCATTTCGATATAATGTTTAGCTTTCTCTAAATCTTTCTTTCCTCCCTTATATTTATGCCGACAAATATATTTGATAGCGTTGCCTTCTGCAAAGGGCAAATTGTTCTTATTAGCAAATTCAGAAGGTTGAATTTTCATTTTGAGATAGTGTGATCCACCAACTTGTTTTTTATAGACACTCATAATCGGTATCCTCTTCTTTCTATTTTTGCTTTCAATAAGTATAAATTTTGTTTAGCACGAGTAATTGCTACATACCATACTCGATGTTCTTCGTCTTGTTTTTCGGGATTATTTTCTACGGACTTCCTTATTTTATTTGTATTATCTAAAATAACAATAACGTTAATTTCTTCATCTCCTTTTATAGTGTGTATAGTTGATAATTTAATTCTTGCATCTTGACTTAATTTTTCTCCATTGCCTAGCATTGCTCTAATATATAATTTTTCATTGAGGCTAGCTTTGGTAAATGCATCAAACCAAACTACATTAGAACTAAAACCCACGTCCTTTATTTTAATAAGTTCTTGATTCTCGAATTGTTTTTCATTAAAATCTTTGTCCAAATATTCGAATACATCTTTGGTTTCTGGCAAGGTTAAGCCTTCCTCTTTTGTCCAACGTGTCCAGTTCACAATACTCCGATAAAGTTTTTGACTATAACTTTTACCAAACTTGGTTTCGAAGTATAAGTTTTTTTTCTTTAATCTGTCAGCCATTTCATCCAACTTGTTTTTTGACCGTCCTAAAATAAGCCATTTATTTTTTGACAAATCTAAACTATCTATAGAATTAATCTTTTCAGCTCGTCCCTTAACAATATTTCCCTGGTCATCTCTTCTTGGAGACCATTGCTTTTTAATTCTTCTTTCTTCAGGAATTCTGGAGATAATCGTATTAGCATACTCTTGAACAAGTTCTGGAACTCTTCTAGACTGTGGAAGAATTTCTTCTTCTGCCGGTTCATTAATAAATCGTTTAACATCTGCTCCAGCCCATTCAAAAATAGCCTGGTCATCATCACCTGCTAAAAAAATGTCTGTGGATTTTGTTTTAAGAATATCAAACATTTTCCATTGAATAGGAGATAAGTCTTGAGCCTCGTCGATAAAAACAACATTAAAGGTAGGGGATTTATCAGACTCTTCAATGAATCTGTTTATCATTTCGGTGTAATCCATTAATTTATTTTTTTCTTGGTAATTTTTTAAATTAATTTTAATATGATTCAATGTGATGTAATCAATTTTTCGTGAATAATTATTCGTATTAAACTCAGATTCTATGCTTATATCTTTGACTCTAGCTTTGTTGATTAATGAAAAATATTCAGAATCACAGTTTAAATAACCATTGTTTTCTTCTTCATCATACTTTGTATATTTTACGCGCACACCTGTTAATTTACCTATTTCTTCATAATGTTCGGGTTGCATTACACGGTCTTCGCTCAAGCCTAATGTATGAAAAGAAAAAGAATGCAGAGTTTGAAAAAATTTTAGGTCTGATTTTGTAAGATCAGATGAAACATCTTTAAAATTATCATCCCCAAGAAAAGTATCTCTTGCGTTGTACGCTGCTTTTCTTGTGAAAGCAAAATAACCAATACGATGGAGTGGAGTTCCTTTTTTTATGTACTCTTTTACATGATTCAATAAGGTAAAAGTTTTTCCTGTTCCAGGTGGTCCTAATATTTTTTTGATCATATAAGATTATCAGTTCCTTTTATATCTATAAGTTCGTCTTCAACCTCTTCTTCTTTAAATTTATCTATTCTTACTTTAATTACTTGAAGAGGATCATTAGATTCTTTTTCTTCTTTTTTCTTAGGAAATCGTTTTGGACCAAACTCACCCAATATTTTTTTATTCGTTTTAATCATATGGGCTGTTTGTTGAGTTTTTATTTTCCATTCTTTATTTTTTAAGGTATCGAAGAAAGGCTCGAATTTAAAGTAGGCATACTCATCTTCCCATAAAGTTGATCCACTTTTAAAAGCAACATTCGTTTCTGCTTTTGGTCCATTGATATATTCTTTCATATAATTAAATAATTGTCCTTCTGGACTTGTTTCTTCAGGTGGTTCGATATCGTCTAGTTGAGAATTAAATAAATTATCTAATATTTCTTGATAAATATCTCCTTTTTGCATAGGAGGAACAAAATTTGCAGCAACACCAATGATGTTTCTCATTTTTCTTTGATCGGTTATATATTCTATGGATTTAGCATGGACTTGCTTGACTTTTTCACCATCAGGACATGCAACATTAAATGTATATTCTGGATCAGGTCTGTAATTTATTTTTTGTAGGCCAGATAATGCAGGAAAAGCTTTTCTATGATCGGAGGCAATGCCAAATTTTCTTTTTACACATTCAGATTTCATGCAAAAATTAACGATCGGTTCTTCATTGCATAAATGTCCTTTTGTTTCTTTTTTCCATCCTTTAATTTTAAAGCCTACATAATTATCGTCCCATTTTTGATCATAAATAAAATATTCTCTTGCCGCTTGTTTGACTCTATCTTCCCAATTATCAGGGTATTTCTTTTTGGCGAAAACCATGTAGTTATATAAAAATCTATCTCTATCATCTTTTAATTTTCCACCATTTTGGCATGCTCGAGTTATAGCTTGTAAGCAAGGAGGACCTTCATTAAATTCTTCTGCGCCTCCTTGTAATACAGCTTTTATATGAGTCAGTGAAAAATTTTCTAGCTCCTCTTTTGATTTTAAATTTGTATTAATAACTTCTATGAATTGATCAAAGGTAAATTCTGTTCCATCAAAATTTAAAGCACATCGTTCTGTTTTTTTATAATAAGGAAGATTAATGAAATGTCCGTTTTGAAGGTTACCTTTATCATCTTCGCCTAGTTCTGTTTGTTTTGGAAAAATTTCTGTTTTAGCCTTAAGACCAAACGTAAATAAAAGAGTACTTAAAAAATTTCTGATAATGGTTGCTTTGATTGGTTCCTTTAAAAAGACGTAAATATGTAATCCTCCACTTTTAGACCTGCAGGGAATGACAGGAATATTATGTTCTTTTATTGTGTCTAAATATTTTTTAGGACTGAAGTTTTTATAGTGATCAATATCAATAGCACCAAACTTTGCCCTTCCTTCATCATCACAAGGCTGAACACCAATTGATTTTTTACCTGATAAATGTTCTAAGTAGTCTTTTTCTTCAATAGGTCTTGAAGACCAGCCATAATCTCCTGGTTTTAGCTTTAATTTTCCAGTTTCAGGATCCGTATATCCTTTTTCAATTTTGGCGAATCCAAAGTTTCTTTTTAATCCTGTAAAAATCTCTATAAATTTCTTTTCCATCATCAATTCCATTCTATACGCCGGGCGGTTAACTCTCGCGCCCCGCCCAGCTATCGTATACGCACGTAACGAAACTTAGAAATGAGTCTTCGTTTGCTTTTGGGCAGTATCCCCGTGCTTAACTTTAACGTCTCCTTTAGAAACGTTTTCAGCAAAAGTTTTAGCTTGTTGATACAAAGTAGTATCCTGTACAGGACCTATTTTGCTTACTTCCCAACCAAACCATGTACCTTTATCATTAGACTGTTGTATAGTCTTTAACTGATAAATATGGCTAAAAGATGCCGGAGTAAATAATCCGTTTTTACCTTTAAGCCTGATTCCTGCCATCATACTATTCCATTTTCTACTAATTTTTAATTGAGTAGATTTCATAGCAATCAAAGCAGTTGATGGAGTTTGGCCATTGACAATTACAAAGTGACTAGCGGTTCTTTCAATATAGTTGCCATTAGGCAATCTATCTTTAAAAGAAGCGTCTCTTGTAGTTTTTGTCATGACATCACTAGATGATGAGTGAATAGCAACAGGAGCACCGGAGCCTTCGCCTCGATCTCTCCATTCAATGTATTCCAGTTTATAATGACATGGAACTACTTGAATGCCTTTTGCACCATCGTACAGTTCTCCTGTAACGGAATTGAAAATCATGCCAGGTTCTGCACCTTTAACATATTTACCATCCCTTTTATTTACTTCAGGAGATAACTGTCCTAGTATTTTTAAAAAAGGTAAAGCTAAATCTTCTTGAGTTAGTTTACCTAGACCTTTACCAGAATCTATTTCAAAACTTGAAATAGCTATGGCTCCAGCTTTCTCTTTCTTTACGACGTTTGTTTCTTCGTTCATTGTTATTGTTTCCTCGTTAATTTGGTTCGGTTTCCTGCGAACACGTTAAACAAGTCAGAGGGCATGTCTTTTCCAGATTCGACACGCTCCCTGACTAATGCTTTAAGCGTCATAGGTTCAACCTTTAATTTCTGGATCGGTTGATATCCTTGACCTTGTGCAAGGTTAGCATATTGCAGCGCCTTGTTGTCTTCGTTACGACCAAAAGAAACAGTAACTTCATTTTTAATTAAGTCACCCAGGTCGTTGTCTCGAAGCCATTTAAATGCCTCTTCCTTTTTTGCGATAGGAATTGAAGCACTGTAGACGGGTTTCACTTCAACTGCGGATCCGTCTGCTAATTTTAATGTGGAGATATTCATTTCCGTCATCATTGTTGGAATGACATCTCCTGATATTTTTTCTAAGTCTTTTTTTAAATCTTTTAAATTTTTTTCTTTCGTTTTAACTTCATCTTCTAAGTCTTTTAATTTTAAAACTTGTTCAGAAAGTTTACTCAAGTCTTCATTTTTACTAATTGAATGCGTTTGGTCTTTTTCAAAGTCTATATTATTCATTTAATTATATCCTTTCAATTGTGGTTCCTCCATTTTTCCTTTCTCGTATAAATTTATTTCTAATGGATAATATACTTTCTCCTGTCTGTCCCATTTTAAAAGATTAAATCTGCCGTTGTTTATATCAGAAACAATTGCACAGGCAAGTCCTATGACTGAAGGATCACCAGATAATAATAAATAATCGTTAGAGTTGTAATCTTTCAGCAGTCGCCTTAATTCAAACACAATTGGACCAGGACTTAATACAATTTGTGTATCTTCTTTTAAAAGAACTTTTAATTTGCCGTATTTAAGGGCGCCCATAATATTATATTTAGGACGA